GGTCATCACTCCATCACCGTCAATGTCGATTGAGCTTATAGCTGGGGTAGATATCTTCCAACCTGGAACACGCCAGCCAGCGTCTGCAACAGCTATTCCAGCCAAAGATTCAGCGCCGCTGTTCCCCGAGTTTTTCCACTTCGCGTTGAATAAGAAGTTAGGTGGTTTTGCCATCGAACTACGGGCCGCAAAGAAGCCCTGCTGAGTTAAAACGTTCAAGCCGCCTTTATCAGTTACCGTCTTGACGTTCTGCAGGAAGCCAAGCATGTTTGCTTCCATCATGTAGCCAGGGCCGTCACTGGCTTGCCAATCGATGAAGTTACGACCACTGCTACCGTCCTTCAGAACGTCGTGAAGGAACGTGCATACAACGTGTCCAGGCGAATCCGCCAGCGCAAGCGGCAATGCCGCATACTGCGCTGCAGTCACGCTCGTAGTGCTCGTATCGTACGTGAAGTTTGGAAGCACCGCAGCCGAATAGGCCGGCACAGCAGCAGGACGGATTGCAGCCAGCACATTCGTGGCGCGACTCATATTCGAAAACTCAGAAATCTGCCACATGGCCTGAGTAAATGCACCGCCGCCAACATCAGAAAAATTTTTGAACGAAACCCCGTTTGCTGCTGCGGCATCTTTGGCGCGCTTTAGTACCTTGCGCCACACCTGCGCAATCGGAATGCCACCAGTGTGCCACACATAGCGCTGGAAGCAGTCCTGCGCATTGCCAGTAGTAAAAGTGCCGATAGGGTTCTCGGTTCCGTCGCAGTAGATTGGCGACTGACCACCGTTATTGAGTAGCTGAACCTCCCAGTCACCACTGTCTAGTGCATTAGCTGCGGCCTGAACTTTCGCCAGAGTATTGTAGCTACCGGACGACATATCGTATTCGGCAACCAGCACGCCATCGCCGAAGAACTGAATGTAGGTTGTGAATATACGCGTGAACGCAGTGCGGTAGGCCGTTCCTTTGTAGCGCACGATCAGGCCACCAGACAGCGCGAACAGCGCGTAGTTGCCTTTGCAGTTCTTACCTGGCGTGGCAACGACAAGCATATCGGCCGAGCGCTCAGCGCCGCTCAGTTCGTCGGCAGGGCTGCACACCCAGCCGCTCACGCTATTGATAGCTGCTTGCAGCTTTGCAACTGTGTCATAACTGGCGTTGGTCAGATCAAACGATGTGGTGGTCGCATCAACCAGTTTCAGAGTGCGCGGCGAATCGGTAACGTATGCCGTCGCGGTCGCGTTAGCTCCGGTGTATTTGATGCCGATACCAGTACACAACCGAACCAGAGACGATAGGTGCCGGTTTGCATGGCTGGTTATTTCAACGCCGTCAGCCTGCAATGCGCGCAGATCGGCCCACGACAATTTAGTTGCATCCGAATCCGACGGGGAAGATCCGCCGCCTGGCTCAGTACACGTAGTCAAATAATACGGCCACAAACCGTATTCTTTAAACCACTGGTGCGTACCGTCGTGCGTTGCGTCGCCAATTGTCTGCTTAACTGGATGGTCGCGGCCATAAACCAATACAGGACGGTCTGCACCTACGAAACCATTGGGCGACTTATAGCCCTTGGTCAAGCCAGCGATGGTTGCGTTTTTTAGAAATTCACCGAATCCGCTCATCGCTTCACCCAATCAGTCCAGCCTACCAATTCACCATTCGACCATGTAAATGCCATCTCATAGACGTTACCGTTCACTGTCCATATATCTTTGGTTATCAGGCCATTCGTTCGTTCCAGGACATGAGATCCCCCAGAAGTCGGCATCCCCGTTGCAGAGGCAACTGAGACTTGCTGGATCAATAAGTTCGGATCGTCCGGATGCGGCAAGCCAGCCGCGCTGTTGGAAGTTACAGTCTTTACCATTTATACACCTTGCTGCGCCGAGGGCGCGTCCGTAGTTGGTTGAGGTTGCTTCATCACATGGGAGAAGTCCGAATTGAAAATCAGGCCAAGCTCTCCGGCCTCTTTCCGATGTTTGTTAATCTGGGCCAGTACGTCGCGCGGATTCGCACCGCGGCGGCGCATAACTTCTACCTCGCTGGCGAAGCCGGCCTGAACCAGTGCGAGCCATGCCATCGCTTCCTTCAGCGGGTCGATCCACGGCATGGACTGGCCGATGAACAGTGCATCGTCAGCGGTAGACGGATCAACGTCCTTCGGCATCTTCACCACGCCGGATAGGTGTGCTACCGCCACGAAGTCTTTCCAGACAGGCTGCACAAACTGACCGACGAATTCATCGGTCAGCACTGCGTAGTGTATCCACTGCTCTACCAGCTCCTGCCGCTGGGCAGAATAAGTACCGCTGTAGTCGCGCGCGAGGCTGGAATAGCTGGCGCCAAGGCCGGCAGCAACGGCGCGCAGCTGGCCGCCACGGAAGGTGATCAGGTTTGGGTTCGGCCGGTTCGAATCGATCATGCCGATTTCTTCGCCGGGCACCAGACCATCAATGATCATGCCTGGCGCCATCCCTAGCTGGCGCGGCAAGGCGCCCCCATCGGTTGCGGTGCCGCCCGATCCGGGATCACCGTAGTGCTCAGGAGATCCCTTCTTGATATACGCGGTCAACGAGGCCGCGACCTTAGCCGCAATCCGTTCGCTTTCCTCGTAGTCCTTGATGTCTTCCAGGCGGGTCAGCACGCTGGCGAAACTGGTCACGCCTCGCATCTGGCCAATGCGGTCAACTGATGCGACGTGATGCATCCGATCAGCCGGGATGCGCTTCATCTCGTAATTGCGCTTGAGCCAGTTGGTACCGTTGGGGAATTCCTTGTAGACCCAGAACGCCATTGGACGTCCCCATGCGTTACGCTCGATGCCCTGCTGGATACCCTTGTCGATCTCGTTGTAGTCCATGGGAACCATGTCGGCTTCCATCATTTCCAGCGAATACGGCACGTTGGTGCCGTGATCGAGCAGCGGGACTGGCCCCATCAGTCGCTGACTAAGCGCCTCGCCGTCGCGTATCCACGTGCGAACCATCAGCCGCTGCACTTTGGCATAGTGGTGACGATGCGTGACTTCAGGGTTAAGGCACCAGTCGCGGTAGGATTCGCGCAATGCTTTTGCATACTCGTCGTGGATAGTTCCGTCAAATCGGCGCGGTTGCGGCTCTACACCGATACCACTGGGGCCGACGATGTTGTTGACCAACGTGTTCAGGGCGCCGCGCGCCAAATCATGGTTCTGCTCAAGGTTACGCGCCAGTGCACGAAGGGTCGATGCGCCCTGCTGCACCTGCAGATCGGGGCTGCGGATATCCTTCTGCCCTTTGCGCAGCCGCGATGGCTTTGCCGCATCGTATTCGGCATGGATCATTCGGGCATGCCGGCGGCGCAGCGCGGCGGCTGGCGCGATGTAGTTGATCACGCGGTCAATGAAATTGAGTTCGACGTCTCGCATGGCCGACCTCAGATAGAATTATTGAAGTTGGCGACGCTAAAGCCGATACCGCCAAAGGTCGGGCGAGCGCCGTTGGTCGAAGCGCTTTCGGCAGCGACGCGGCGCTCCCACTCCAGACGGCCTTTCTGCACCATATCCAGATCTTCCATCCGCAAGGTGCGCTCACCAAAGCGAACCTCCTTCCCTTCCAGAATGGCGGCCTCGGCCTTGAGGTACTTGTCGAGCATGTCGGTGGCTGTGGTCATCGTAGAATCCTCTAACTTGAGCCTCGACGGTACAGGTCAGCCAGTCTAGTTTCTACGCAAAAACTGGACAGTTTTTTCTACTCGCCACGAATAATCTTGTAAAACAGCGCCCGCGATATATTCCATGTTGCCTGTAATTCAAGACGGTTCAGGCCGTTGTAACGGGTGCGGATATCATGGTCACGTGCTTCGGTATCGACGGCCACCTTCTTCACGTAGACGGCCTGCCCGCCCCACTCATGGCGCAGCTTCTGCTCTAAAAGCCGCTCGGCATTATCAGTAACAACCCCGCCGGCCAGAATCTGGCGCATGGCACCCAGCATCGACGTGACGATATCCTCTTCCACTGCCATCAGTTAAATCCCCTCGTCATCCATTCACTTGTTGCAAAACCACTATTTATGATCGGCTGTGCCTGTGGAGCTGACGCCGGCGCTACTGGGCGCCGCTGAGCAGCCGGCGCCGGGGTCGGATCGCTAATTTCCATCGGAAGCGCAAATAGATCGGTGACGGCAGGCTGTATCTGCTCTTCCAACTGATCCCAGTATTTCGCAGGCTTCTTCACCAGTTCGAGATGAGTCTCCAGCCAGACGCAGTAGACCGTGCAGTCCCATGCCTCGACCCGCTTGCGCAGCGGCGTCCAGCGGGATTCGCGGCCACCAGCTGTAGCGCGCTCTACCCGCGCCTCGCCGGCCATCTGCTTGAAGAACTCATCGCTAGAGTCCTTCGAGAAATGCATGTAGCCGGGACCGGGACGGGTGATCTGCAGGCGGCCATAGATCAGATCTTTGGCGAGGTTGGTGCCGACTTGCCAGAGCAGCAGGCCGTTCTTCCGCACCTTACCGCGCCAGTTGATATCCACCTTGCTGGCGCCGTCCTTGATATGCTTCTCCCGGCCAGAGCGGCCGCGCACCGCGAAGATGTTCTTGCCGGCATGCGCCTGAACAAACGCATAAACGGCCTGCGTATTGTGGCCACCCGTGTCGATAGCCGAAGCAGCGATGCGCAGGGTCTTGCCGCTGGCATGCCGGAAGTCATGTTCGAACAGGTATTCGGCCACGTCCAGCCATACCTGATCCTCGTTCGGGTTGCCGTAGAAGATGCGATGGTCGACCTGCCACTTCTCGCAGCCTCGGCCATATCCCCACGTGACGGCCTCGATCCGGTTGTCCTGAGTATCGAGGCCACACAGCAGCTTGACGCAGCCCATGGGCACGGTGCCAAACGGAATCGGTTCTGCGCGCTCCTTGATCTGGTCAGCGTCGGTCTTCTCCACTTCCAGCGCCCACGTGCGTCCGAGCGTGGTATTGGTGAAAGCCTTCAGTCGGGTGATATCGCCGGTCTGGGCCAGCGCGTAGGCATCAAGGAACTCGGTCACGAGGTTTGACCAGTTCACCATCGGGCTGTAGGCCGTCCACACGTGGAAGGCGATACGGCGCGGCGGCGCGACAACGGCGCCGGAGGCATTGCGGAACACGCCATCGAAGTCGATGGTCAGGCTGCCATCGGAGTTCTGCCAGCGGCCGAGGTCAGCTACCGCAAGATACTGGCCTTGGTCGATCAGGCACTGGCAGTG